ATGCGAGGAGCTGGATTTGTTGTCTCCAATCTACGCGCAAAGCACACGGGGCGGATGTTGGTTCTACCATAACCAATCCGTCAATGAACTCCGCCTACTCCGCAAGCAATATCCTGAATATTGGGCGCTGATGCTTAAATGGGATTTAGATAGCCCAATTCCATTCCACCCTGATGGACGCACGGTACATGACTTTGACAGGCGTTTCCAACTAGAGGACGAAGGTTTCCTTGATGAAAACGACAAATCATTTCGTTGGAGTATGCTTGACAAAAGTTTTAAAGAACCTTCGGGCTATTTTCATAGGTAGGTGATAAGAGTGGCCGGATGGACAGCAGAACAAAAGCAGAAGGCTCTGGCTATGGCCGAGGCTACCAGTCTCACAGAGGCAGCAAAAGCGACCGGTATTCCTCGAGGAACTATTGGCCGCTGGATGGCTGAAATGAAACGAAACAGTGAAACTGAAACAGGTGAAACGAAACAAACACCTCAAAAAATAAAGGAGATAGCCGAACAAGCTACTGAGGAGGCTAAAGCTGAGGTAAGAGAATATGTTGTCAGCCAGGCTGTACAGGTAACAAATGATATACTGAGTATGGTCCAGCAGGCGGTAGCCGAGGCATCGAACGTTATCATGAATGGACCTAATGATGATGAACCTAAGGCGGGCTGGTTACGGGCGATTATCGGTGTTATAGCCCAGGGGGTGGAAAAGTATCAGTTAATGACAGGTAAACCGACCAATCACCAGGTCCTGGAAGGGCAGGTGACACAGAGGTATGAGTACGACATTACGCACAGAGTTGAGCGGTACGCAGATGTCTACCGCCAGCTTGCACGACGAGGCGTATTTTGCGGCAGTAATGAGGGCGACGGTACTGGAGAATCCTTGGATACCGCATGACCCGACCCCCAAGCAGGCAGAATTTTTACTTATACCGGACATTGAAGTGCTTTATGGCGGAAGTGCTGGCGGAGGGAAATCAGAAGCCTTATTAATGGCAGCATTACAGTATGTTGACGTACCGAACTATGCCGCTATTTTGTTTAGGCGAACCTATACAGACTTATCATTACCTGGGGCGTTAATGGACAGGGCGCATGAGTGGTTGCAAGGAACAGCAGCGCGTTGGAGCGAGAAAAACAAAACCTGGACGTTTCCCTCTGGAGCTACCTTGAGCTTCGGTTATTTGGAAAGCGAAAACGATAAGTACCGCTACCAGTCGGCCGAGTTTCAATTCATTGGCTTTGATGAGCTTACCCAGTTTACCGAAACACACTACCGTTATTTGTTCTCCAGGTTAAGGAGGCTTGAGGGCTCAAAAATACCATTGAGGATGCGGTCAGCTAGCAACCCCGGCGGTGTAGGTCATGAATGGGTGAAACAGAGGTTTATCGTGGGAGATAAGCCTTTTATACCGGCAAGTTTGGACGATAACCCTCACATTGACCGGGACGAGTATGTAAAAAGTCTGATGCACTTAGATCCGATAACCCGAGAACAGTTGCTGAAAGGAGACTGGACCGCAAGGGGAACCGGCAATAAGTTTAAGCGGGAATGGTTTGAGATTGTTGACAGCTACCCGGCCGATGCCCGGATGGTCAGGTACTGGGACCTGGCGGCTACGGAACCCAGACCGGGAAAGGACCCAGACTGGACGGCAGGAGCATTATTAGGTGAAAAAGACGGGATATATTATATTATTGACATAAAGAGGGCTAGGACCACGCCGCAGGGTGTGGAGAAACTTATTAAGCAGACAGCAGAGTTAGATGGGAAGAGAGTAACAATTCACATGGAGCAGGAACCTGGCAGTAGTGGAGTTAACACGATAGACCATTACCGGCGCAGGGTACTAGTCGGTTTCACTTTTTATGGAAACAAGACAACAGGTTCTAAAGAAATGAGGGCAAACCCAGTTAGTTCTCAGGCAGAGGCAGGGAACATAAAGCTGGTACGGGGTCCATGGATAAATGACTTTTTGGACGAAGCAGAATTATTCCCGCACGGAGCCCATGACGACCAGGTGGACGCCGTAAGTGGTGCCTTTGAAATGCTGACCAGGAGAATAAGAACAGGGCCAGTAGACAAGCCACCAGGCTGGTAAGGATGGTGATAATATTTGCTTACGAGTATAAATTTTCTTGCGCCAGGCCAGCCCTGGCCGCCGCCGATAGAAGCGGAGCGGTTGGAAAGATATGTTCAAAATAGGCTGCTTTTTGAGGGCAAGCATGAACAGGTATATAAAGACTGGATTCGGCTGTTGCGGGAGGACCAGCAGGCCACACTCGAAATGGTACTCAACTGGCACAAGCGATTGACGCTCCTGTTTGCGGATCTGCTGCTGGGCGAGCCGCCGCGGATTACGGCCGGCGACAAAGATAGTCCGGAGCAGGAAGTCGTTGAACGTATTAGTGACGATAATGGTCTTTTTAATGTGGCCTACGAGGTGGCGTTGGATGTGTCACGTTACGGCACGGGCATCTTCAAGGTCCGCTATGACGGCAGGGCCATAATCGAAGGCCAGCAGCCGGCCATCTGGTTTCCCGTGGTGAAGCCGGACAACATTAAGGAGATACAGGCGCATGTTTTGGCGTGGACGTATGAAGAGGACACCCAGGAGCGGGGTAAGACCGTTACAAAGAAGTATCTCCAGACAGAGATACATGAAAAGGGCAGGATAATCACAGCTAAATATCCGATTGAAAACAACATTATCGGTCCAGCATTGGAATATAAGGAGACAGAAACTGGCGTTGACGAGTTTTTGGTTGTGCCGGTTAACAATATCCTTACTACCGACAGAGTAACTGGCCTGGACGATTATTCTGACCTGGACAGCATCATCCAAGAGCTAGAAACACGAATAGCGCAGATAAGCCGTATACTTGATAAGCATGCAGACCCGAACATGTACGGGCCGGTCACGGCACTTGAGCACGACCCGGCAACCGGACAATGGACATACCGGGGCGGCGGCAAATATTTCCCGGTGGGTCAGGACGAACAGCCGCCGGGATATGTTACTTGGGACGGCCAGCTTGAGGCAGCATTTAAACAGATAGACCTACTCATGGAGCAGCTATATATTTTGAGCGAAACCTCTGCTGCGGCCTTTGGGCAACTTAAAGCTGGACTGGCTGAATCGGGCACAGCGTTAAAGCGTTTGATGATGGCTCCATTGGCGAAAGTAAACAGGATCCGCATGAGGTTTGACCCGGCACTAAAAGAAGTCCTCTGGTTAGCATCGCGATTGGAAAAAGCTCAGGGCATGGCAGGCGCAATAGTGCTTGAGAATATTCATATTGACTGGAAAGATGGCTTGCCGGATGATGACAATGAACTCACGCAGAATGAGACGCAGAGGTATACTGCCGGGCTGACAAGCCTTGAAAGCTCACTCAGGCGGCTGTATGGCTTGGAGGGTGAAGCCCTACAGGAGGAAATAGACCGCATTAAGGGCGAACAAGCAGGACAAGGGACTACCGAACTGCCGACAATAACCTTGCCGCCAGCAGAAGGAGAAGGCGCAGGTGAAGAATGATGCCCAGAGATATCAGGCAATTCAGCGATGCCGAAATAAACCGGCTTGTTAAATTCTATGAGCAGGCAGAGCGGGAAATACTTGATCGGCTGAATCGGGCGCTGCTCCGGGGCAATCAAACAGAATACCTGGAGCAGATGAAGAGGAACATTGAAGCTATCCTGCAGCAGCTTCGGGAGGGAAATAGGACTTGGTGCGAGCAGGCTATTCCTCGAGTTTATTCAGAAGGGCTCAAAAACGCTGATATAATGTTGAAAGATATAGGTACTTCAGCATCTGCAGCGTTCGGAGCGATACACCAGCAAGCCGCACAGGTGTTGGCTGAAAATGTATACCAGCGCTTTGAGGACGTTGTGCAGGTTATTGGCCGACAAGTGAATGACATATACCGGGAGCTGGCGTTGGAAAACGTCAGAGGAACAGTAGTAGGCTACGATACATGGAAGCAGACGGCCCGAAGGTTTAGAGAGCAGCTTGCAGAGCGGGGTGTGACAGGGTTTAAGGACCGCTCAGGCAAGATGTGGAACATGCGGACCTACACAGAAATGCATGCCCGGACAGTTTGTATGGAAGCACACTTGCAGGGGACAGCAAACAGGCTGGTTGAGCAGGGGCATGACTTAGTAAAAGTCAGCACTCACTTG